TATAGATAACGTTATGGCGTTCCTCGCGGAGGAGAAGCGTGCGCTGCTGGCGGCACCCCTGCGCATTGCGGAGATAGACGAAGAACTTGCCGTTTTGCAGGCGGAGAAAGTGCGGATAGATGCACGCAGACCGCCGCGCGAGATCGCAGGGCCGGCTGTTGTAGAGCAGCCCCCGAGCAGGGTACGATAGCGCCATGCACTCCCAACTCGCCAAAATGGCACAAGACCTGGTGAACGCTGCGCCTATTCGCGGCGTCGATGCTGAAAACACTGCGGCGGTCAAACAGTGGCTCCGGCAGATCGCCTCAGGGCAGCTGGTCGTGAGCCAGCCGAAGCTGAAAAAGCCCCGCAAGGCGCCGGAGCCCACCAAATGACCCCGAACGACTTCGATCCCTGGGCGCTGCTCAAGAATGCGTGGGTCGTGATCGCGGGCCTCGCGACGTGGATATTCAAGCGCCATGTCGATGAAGACGCCGAGCGCGCAAAGGCACTGGCGGAGGTTCAGCAGACCTACGCTACGCGCGCCGACATCAGCCAGTTGCACTCCAAGATCGACGAGAACCACCGCGAAGTGATGCGGGTTCTCACGCGCGACTAGTAGAGTACGCCGCGCATCTCGCGCATCATCCGCTCCCGCGATACGCAGCGAGCCCGGTTCTCCGGACGCTCGATGATCCACACCTCGCACGGCTCGCGCTTCGGCGGCGCTGGGCCGGCGTCGGGGATCCCCATGACGCAGCCGGACATCACACAACAGGCAATCAACGCTAATGTTGACTGTGCGTAACGTGTCACCACGACACCTGATGCACAGTGTCACAGTGAGGCCCATCGTGACCGGCGGCGCGGTCACAGAAGTCGTAGCCCCTTAAAGAGGATTGCAAGGCGAGGCAAACGGCCTGCGGAGCATCTATAGAAGCGGTACGTTCTGCCTCGATGTCTAGCTGCAGCTGCGCCTTCAAACGCCAGATTGCCTTCGCCAGGTGCCACTGCCCGTCGGTGTCCTTCTTCGTGCCGCTGCCGTAGTCGAAGATGTGGCGCATCGCCGTGTTCATCTGGTCCTTCGACTTCTCGCGTGCCCAGTGCAGCGGCTGTCCCGGGTTGTGCTGGTTGTTGCCAGCCACTGCGACCTGAACTTCAGCCAGGTAAGCGTCGGGGAAATATTCGAACATGTACGTGAAGACGGGCAGTGCCTTGCGCTCCGCGTCGGTTGTGGGCAGGCTCATTTTCGCTTCCTCATCAGTTTGTCGTATCGGTGCATGAAGCTCGTGCGCGCGCCGGCCGGCGACAGACCGAAGACGCTGCGCCCGTGAATGGCGATCCAAGCGTCCGCGGCCGGGCCGTAGTGCGGGGGTATGCCGCCCTCGATCATGGTGTCGCCGCGGCTCGTAAGCAGCGAGCGGCCCTCCACCATGAGGGCAATCAGATCGGCGTCCTTGCAGCCCGCTGTCTTGAGCGGGAGCTTGAAGAACTCCTGCAGCTTGCGCTCGAGCGCGGCTTCAAGCGCCTGGTAGTCGGGGAGCATGGCCTTCCACGGCCCCGGGATGTCGACGATGTACGCCTCGGAGGCGTCGTGCATGAGCGCCTCGAACGGGTCGCACAGCTTGAGCTCCTCGGCGATCTCGGACACGAGCACCGAGTGCTCGGCCACGGAGTAGAACTGCGAGCAGTGGCCGCCGTAGCGGCACGTGTTCGACAGCGCGTGGGCGATCTCCGCGATGGTGAAGCCCGGGTGCTCGGCGAGGATGTGGAACTTGCGGCCGATGGAAGTTTCGATGTACGGCTGAACGTTCAAAGGGTGCCTCTCAGCAGTAGCGGTGTAGTAGATAGTCCAGCGAGACGACCATCGGGTTGAGCGAACCTTCTTTCACTTCGTGCAGCATTACGACGCCTTGCCAGTGGTCTTGGCCTTGCGGCGTAAGGTAGCCTTCTTGGTGCTGGTAGAACGACCCCGCCTGGATGCCCCATTGCAGACGTCCAGAGAACGGCAAGCAGGCGATATCGAAACCTTGCGTGTGCCCGGCGACACACGAGCGGCCTTCGCGACGCAGTTGCGCGAGCGCGTTTGGCGCCCCGCTCTTGCTCTGCATGACTTTGCCGCTCGCCGCGCGCGGGAAATAGTGGCAGTAGGCAACGCCGTCGATGACGACCGGCTTCAAGAACTCGTAATGCTCGATGCCGAAGGCGTCCAGCTTCAGATCCTTGAGCCCGATCATATCGTCTAGAATCGGATTCTCCTGGACGCAGCGGAGTACGCGCTCCTCGTGGTTGCCGAGGGTCATGACGATGCGCGGGTTGTAACCTTTCGCCTTGCGTATCGGCGCGAGGAACTTCTCCATGCCGGCTTTTCCGGACTCGACATCGAGGCGGTAACGGCGCCCTTCAAAGCACAGCTTCCCGCGATCGTAGCTCGACAGGCTCGGGAAATCCCACCAATCGCCGCCCAGGACTATCACGTCGGGGCGCTTGTCGACGGCGTAGTTGCCGGCGGCCTCAAGGTGGTTGATGGGCACGCCGACCTTGATCTGCGTGTCCGGGATGTAGAGGTGCTTCGCGCCTCGCGGCCCGGGCGCCTTGCGCGGTGCTTTGGCCGCGGCCCAGCGCTTCACGACCGTGACCGCAGCGAGCTGTTCGCGCAGGTCATCGATCGTCGCTTGCATCTCCACCGGCGAGCCCTCCACGGCGAGCGGCGCCGTGCGCGCCAGCGGGGGTGGCGTATGCGTGTAGCCAGCTATCTGCAAGCGGCTGCTCAGCGTGGTGCGATTCACCCCGAGCGCTTTGGCGGCAAGCGCCACGGAGCCGTAACGCTGCAGAGCTGCGATGGCTTGCTTTTTCAGATCGTCCGAGAGCGGTCTGGAAGGCATCAGTGCGTCTTGTCGTTGTTGGAAGTGTCTTCTTCGATGACGAGCGGCGGCTTTTCGGGCGCGCTCTGCGCGATGCCTTCGAGGTACTTGAAAATCCGCTTCAGCGTGAACTCGTCATAGCCGGGGATGCCGGCGGCTCGCAGGCCCTGGTACATCTCGGCCACATCGCGCGCCATGACGGCGACCAGTGCGCGCGTGTCGTACTTGTGCTTGAGCACCAGCAGCGCGGATTCGATCTCCGGCGTCACGCGGTCGAGGTAATCGCCCGCCTCTTCAGATATAGCCAATTTCAGCCTCCCGGCGCAGGACGAGTCCGCGCAAGATTTTGCCGTTCGCCCTCACCCACTTTCTGAGCTGGCCGGGGACGGCTGCCCAGTCGCCTGCGAGGATCTTTTTTCGCAGCGTGCTCGCGCGGAGGTTTCCGCTGCCGAGGTTGAAGGCGAAGTCTGTGATGGCGCCCAGGCGTTCCGGGCTGTCGATGTTTGGACACAGCCTGAGTGTATCGCGCATGTACTTCGTTCGCACCATGTGCTCAAGCAGGGACTGCGCGGCGGCGCGCGTCATGGGTGGGTCGCCGAGCGTGACGAAGCGGCCGTCGGCATAGTGCGTGAAGCCGTACCCGATGGTGGGGACGCCGGCGGGGCACAGATACGGCGTCGAGCGGAAGCCTTCCCAGCGGCGCGCGAGGATGCAGGCGACTGCGACAGCGACTATATCAGGTCGCACACCGGCTCTCGTGGCAGCTTGCTGAGTTGCGCATGGCAGGCGTTTTCCATCTCTTCGAGTTCTCGTCGCACTTTCGGCGGAATGTGCCATTGCGGCTCGTCCGGGCCGCCTTGCTTCAGCTCCAGATGGTAGCTTATGGCTGCTGCAATCTCGTGTAGCGCTCGCGGCGTCACGCCGCCACCTATCCACAGGCCAAGAACGCAATTTTCGCTGTGAACGCTCACCGGAGGGCTATTTTCCGGCCTTGCGCAGCGTGCGATCAGCGAAGAAAAAGCCGATCACGGCTGCGATGATTTCGAGCGAGAAGGCGGTGAGCGCCCAGTCGTTGCGGTGCTCGTAGAGCGCCCAGAGGGCGAGCACGTAGTAGCCGTACACCGGGCGCACCGCGGCGTTCAGCGCATCGATCCAGCGTATGCCGGTCGGCTGCTGCGACTGCGCGACGGCCAAGCGCCAGGCGTCGCCTTCGAGCTTGGAGACTTCGGCCTCGGCCTGCACGGCGATCGTCTTGTAGCCGAGCTCGGCCTGCAGGCGCTGCGCGGCGAGGTTGCGATCGTGTTGGGCGGCGTCGAGCTTGCCCTGCAGCTCCATGCGCTGCATCTCGTACTTGTGGTCCTGCCGCTTGGTGAGCCAGCCGCCCACTTCGCCCAGGATCGCACGGAAAGCGGAGCCGCCCAGAAAGCTGAGAAAGCCGCCCACGCTACTCCTCGATGATCTCGTCGATGGTCTTGCCCTTCGGGCCGTAGCGCCGCTCGAGGCCGCGCTTCTTCGGCTTCTCGCTGCCCTGCTTCACGCCGTCGCTGACGGCATCGAGCATGGTGCGCTTCGCCGGCTGCGGGCGCTTCTTGGTGCGCGAGTCGCCTCCGGCTTCGGCGTCGAGGATTTCGCGCAGCTTCTTGCGGCGCACTTC